CTATCAGGACTTCTGGTGTGAACATAAGCCGTCAATGACGTGTTACTACCGTGACGACGAGTTCCTTGAGGTGGGTCAGTGGTTGTACAACAAGTTCGACAAGATCAGTGGCGTAAGCTTCCTACCTTACTCAGAGCATACGTACCAACAGGCTCCTTATGAACCTATTGATCTAGAGACGTATGAGAAGTTGAAGGAGGAGTTTCCTGAGACCATCGACTGGAACATCTCTGAGAACTCTGACATGACCGAAGGGTCGCAACAGTTGGCTTGTACAGGTAATAACTGCGAGTTGTAAACAAAAGGGGGCCTTAGTGCCCCCGTTCTTTCAAGGTGTGTTTATGAACATCAAACGTGATATTGAGATACGCATAAGGGTGCTTGAGAACAAGCTACATAGGTCTATCCCCGCAGCCCGAAATAACGAGATACGGGGTGAGATCATGGGCCTGAAGTGGGTACTAGAGCGTCTCTAGCGCTCTTTTTCTTCTTTTTCAGCCTGCTCCTCTTGCTCTGCCAAAGTTTGTGCAGCTTCTCTTAATGCAGTGTACACAATAACCTTATCTGCGTTCCATGCTTTAAGTGTGTCTTTGTCTGTCGCTTTTTTAGCACCTGCTTCCATAGCCTTTATAGCATCTCTTACGGCGTACTGGAATTTAGCAGTGCCTTTGTCAGCGTAGGAAAGATTAGCTAGTCTTTTTACAAAATAACCGGGAGAAACAAGAGCAGCAATGGCTACTGAAGGTACAAAGTTGATTGCCTGAGAAGATGCCGTTCTTCCTAAAAGAAAATCTAATTTAAATATTTGAAGGTATCTTCCTAATGCTGTTTCTGCTGTTTCTGATGCTTTTTTGTAAATTAATGGCTTTACTTTTAGACCAAGATTCATTTCTTTTAATAAATCACCAGCTTCCGGAAGAATCTGTATAATTTCTTCGTTTGCAGACTCTCTTACAATTCGACCAGCCTGTGATTTTAAATCCGTAGCTGCCTTACCTAAAGAAACTCCCTGTCCTTCTAACCAGTTATCAAAGTCTATTCTAGCGTCTCTAAGGCCTTTTACACTATAACCGTGTTTTTTTGTAAAAGCCATGTACTGATTCATGTACTTATTAATAGTCTTGTTTGCCTGTCTAGGGCTGTCAAAAGATCCGGGATATTCAGTTACAAAAGTTCTAAACTTTTCCGAAACTTTTGATTTAAGATTTTTAGGATCTACCTTTATAGATGCGTCAGCACCTCTAGAGATGTTAACTAACCTTTCGTCTAACTTGTCTAAGTAAGTTTTTAATTTATTGTGTGCAGACAAGGGGTTTGCCTTCCCTTGTATGCCTGCTCTTTTAAGAACATCAACGGTGTCTAGCTCTTGTTGAGAAGCTAATGTTTCAAAACCTCTTAGTGTAGTAGGTATGTTCCTGTCTATTTGCTCTTCTGTCTTTACTCCAGAGTTAAACGCAAGATTCCATAGGTTTCTATCTTCGCCTTTCAAAGGCTCATTGACTTTTCTTAAGCCTATTTTAGAAATCTTGAAAGGCTGTTTAGGCGCAGGGATAGTTTGATCTGTCACTGGTCCGACAGCCTTTGAAAACATTTCCTTAAACCCTTTCATGCCACTTACGTCTGCTAAAGCTCTCAGGTTAGCGGCCTCGTTTGGATACTTTTCGGCCCACGACTCTAATGCTTCTGCTGTTCCTACCACCGCTTGAGAAAAGGAATTGCCTGCTGGAGTTTGCAACATCTCTGTAAACTGTCGCATAGCTTCTTGACGTTGTTCGTCTGTTGTAACTAAACCTATTCCTTGTTCTGCGCCAAAAACTAAAGCTTCTCCTGCTGAATCAAAGAAAATAGAAACAGGTTCCGCTACAGTTTGAAGTAAAACAGAAGCTACGTCTGTTGTAGGGCCTGAATCAGGCCGAGGTAAACCAGCGGCGTAAGCTTCTACAGACGCTCTTGTTGCTTCGGGGCCATAAGACTCAAGGGTGTTCATTATTCGACCACCCATAGCAGACAAGCGCTCTCCCGATCTCTGTAAAGGACCTCCAAGAATTTGCTCAATAAAACTCTCTTCTTCTGGTTTTTGAGCAGAATTAAAATTGTCTGTAGCAAGTTGTTCTTGTGTTGCCGCTACAGCCGCCTCAACGTCCTCAAAAGACAGCGGACCTTCTTTTTTTACAACGGAAGGCGTAGGAGCTAGTCCTCCGGTTGCTGAAATAGCTGTTTCTAACTCTTCTTTAGTGTAAGCCATTTTAACTTCCTTCGTAAGGCATAAATTTCTTCTTTTCTGGATCGTAATATCTAACTGCGTCGCTACCCGGTTGTCGATAAACTACAATACCGTTTGGAGCCCTCGTAAAACCACTTTCTCTATACATTTTGTTCGTTTCTTGGTCGTCCCAAGGAATAGATTCTATAAACGGGGTCCCTGCCGCTAAGTTTTTAAGTACTGTAAAGTGCCTTTTTATATCAGTCAGGGCTTCCCTTTGTAACTCTTCAGAAGTAATAGTGTTTAAGTAAGCTAGTTTGTTTTGTAAGGACTGTAATTCAATATTAGAAACAGCACCAAGACCAGTACTCCCGCCGCCTAACTTTTTAAGCATCGCTATTTCTTCTAAACCCAAAAGATTTTTAAGCTGACTGTACTCTGCTTCTGTGTCTAAAGCTTCCGTCCCACCTATATACCTAGTTAATTGTGCCCAAACGCCTTCAGGAAGATCGTCTTTTTCTAAAAGATTATCAATATCACTAATTGCAGTAACAATTTGAGGAATAGAGGATATACGGGCGTCTAAATCTTCACCTTTTTCGTCCATGCCTTCAATATTAATCGTTTCTACATATTGTCCGTCTTTAAAAGTAGCTACTTTGTTTCCTTCTTTGTTTTTAACGTACTCGTACTTTGGTTCACGGGTTTTTTCAGGAGTCTCAGATCCCACAACAACTTTACCGTCTTTTAGGTAACGTGCCCCTTGAACCAGTTGTGTATACACAGGATCTTTAGGCCCCAAGTACTCCATAAGTTGTTCTGCAGTCATGCTAGTAATTCTAGCTGCTTCTGATGAGTAGTTTTCTATTGAGTTGTCGTCTCTAGCTTTCTTAAGCGCTGCACCGATTAAACGACTTTTTGTTGCCGTTTCTTGAGCAGCTTGGGTTGCAGCTTGTTGTTGTGCAGCAGCAGTAGCACCTGTAGTAGCAGCCTCAGTAAACATGCCTTTACCAACCTGCTGTCTAGCAAGTGCAGCATTATATTCAGGACTGCCGGGCGTGTACTTTGCCATTTCTGCTTGCATTGCCTGAGCTTTTTGTCGCTCTTTAAGCTGCTGTGGTAGTGTCGCTGCGCTACCTACGGCAGACAATAGCCCACCTTGGACAGACCCCATTGGACTTGCCATCTGTCTTAAAAATTCTTGTGAAAACTTAGCCATGATTAATCGCCTCCGAATCCAAACATCCCGGGAATACTACCAAGCCCGCCTATAATGTCTTCAATTATGTTACCACCTGAGCTACCACCTTGGGGTACAGTAAATGCTTTGTTTAACAAGGTTCCACCAACCTGACCTAAGAGGTTCGCTCTAGCACGTTCCATAAGAAGCTGTTGCTCAAGGCCGGACATAGCTGTTTCACCAAAGAGGCCCGCACCGTACTGCTGAAGTGCTGCTTGTTGTGACGCTAACTGTTGTGAAGGCTGAGTAGCAGCAAGTAGTTGTCCTTGAGGTAGGTAACTAGCGCCCAACATCTGTTGACCCAGAGCAGCCTGCTGCATTTGTTCTGCTTGAGCTTGTTGCATTGCCTGTACAGCGGCTGTGTTCTGCGCTTCTTCCTGAGCCTTAGCCAACGCCAGTTGCTCTGGAGTACCGCCAAACTGCGCTGTTTGTACGCCCAAGCGTCCCTGAGACGCCAGACGCTCTTCCAAAGCTAAACGCTGTCGTTGCTCTTCAGGAGTCTGTACAGCCCGTAGACGTTCAAAGATTTCTTGTTCACGTCCTGTAGTCGGCTGTTGTGCCTGCCCAAAGAATTGTTCTGCACCACCAAACAATTGTTGCTGCATGGCTTGTTCTTGAGGAGACAAACCCAAAGTTGTTGTAAACTGTCCAGTAGTAGGATCAACTTGGGTTCCAAACTGTCCACCAGTAGCAGTAGTGACTGTAAACGGTCTAAACTGAGTTTGATCTAGGCCCATCTGAGCGATGTCTAAGGCTCCCGGTACTTCACGTCCACGGACAGTTGTTCCAACTAAAGCTTCTTCACCAACATCGGATAGTCTACTATATTCTTCAGCGGTCAGCAAGCCGCCCAAAAACCCCGGTATGGCAACCTCTGGTTGTAATATATAATCTAAAAGGCTCATTCATATTCTCCAGTATTAAAGCGTTTTACCTATTAGCGCTAGTAGGTTAATCTCTTGTAGTGACAATGCAAAGCCATTGATGTCTGACTCAAGACCGACAACAACAGTTGTACCACTACCGACAGCGTTCAAGCTGCGTTGGTTAGTAAGTTCACCACCAGTAAATTCTGATAGTGGGTTAGAATTTTCGCCAAACTCGTTGACAGCATAAAAAGCAGGATTCTGGTTACCTACTGTAAACTCTGTTGTCCTGTAAGACGTACCAAAGTCATAGGCAAACTTCATAAATACAGTAGCACTGTTTGCACCTACCAGCGTCGGCTTGATCTTCTTAAGAATCTTAAGTCGAGAAGTGTCGCCAAATGTCAAGCTAGGACTAAAATATTTAAAGCGGTATCGTGTGCCGTTATCAGAATAACCTTTGTACTCACTAATACCGTCTGTTGTTCCTACGTACAGCGTACCATCAGTCAGTCTTTCGTAAGCTGTAAAGACAGAACCGGGCCATCGTGTTACCCTAAACGAACCATCTTCTAATGTTCCTCTAACGTCAAAGCAGAAGGTTGTGTCCTGACCTACAAATGTTAACAAGTAGAAGTTCTCTTCTGGGCTGTAGATAGACCTAAAGAACTCTGTTTCTCCCTGTATCAGGCCAATGATGTCTTTTGTAATCGTACGGGATAACGTACTAATAGGCATTGACTTTTCTTGTATCGTACGTCCAAAGCTACGTAAACCCGTATGTGACAAGAAGATAACATCGGTTCCTGTCTGCTGTACTGTGTCTCTGTCAACGCAACCAACGCCTGCCACAGTATCTGACAAAGACATTGTTGCTGGTGCTTCTGCACCTTGGTAGACAACAATACTGTGCTGTCCAAAGATAATTAACAGCCCATTGTGTGCTGCTAGTGAGACAATCTCATCATAACCGTCAGGCCATACCTTTGAAAGGTTAATGCTGCCACTTGTGCCACCTGTCCAGTTATGCCCAATCAACAGGTCAGACCAGTAGACAACAGACTTGTTGTTAGTTACGTCAGCGCACCAGAGTCTACCGTAAGCAGCAAGGACTTCATTAGCTTTTGGAATGTCCGATACTGCCGACGCTCCAGTTAGCGTAGACATTTTCTCTACTGCGCCTGAAGCGTTACTGTAAACTAAAGGCTCATAACCACGCTGGAAAAAGTAAATGTTGTCATTAAAGTCAACCATTTTCCAATTGTCAGAAGTGATTGTATAGCTACCGGGTGTTTCGTCTACTAACGTAGTTGTACCGCTAATGATCTTATTGTTACCAACAGAAAAGATCTTACTGTTGCCTGCGTTATCTCTAAACTCTCTGATAGCACGTAGAGTTCCAGTGCCAAGAACAGTCTTGTTTGTTGTAGTAACGTCGTAGCCCTTACGTGCAGCAATACGGCCACGCTTGTCAATAACTGCGTTGTCTGCTACTTCTGCAAACGATGGATCTTGAGCAATAGGAGAGTCTTCGGTGTTAATACCTTTGAAGGCCGGTGCTACAAGATTAATACTGCGTAGTTCTTGTGCAATATTAGATAGTCCTAAAGATCATCTCTTCTGGATGCTTTGCTGCGTCAATAGCAATAGCGTCTGATAGGTACTTGTCAGCAATAGCAAAGTATTCAGCAGTAGAAGTACCACCTGTTTCACCACGCTCACGAGCTAACAAAGCTAACGCAAGGTGAATGACAGGCTGATTAGGGATCAAAAGCTTGTCTGAGTTAGACGTTAGGTCACCCTGACGCTTAACTACGTCAAAACGAAGGCTGTAAACACCGTCTGGCACAGGGCCAACCAATACCTGAGTGTCTCCATTAGCGTCTAACCCGCTGTACGTATAGTACAGAGGAGCACCTTCAGCGGCCCCTGCTATGTACAACGAATCGTTAAACCAGTCTTTACTCTGGTACTGCATAAAACAATTTTGGGTGTCATTAAGAACCGACATTACTTTTACGTCATCGCCAGTACCAGTTAGTGAGTAAGTGTTGTCTGTTGCTGTTGTTGAAATTGTAATAGTTTCACGTAGTGCAGACCAATCAGTAGCCTGCTCAACCATAGTCTTAGCATCGTTAATGAAGTCACCAGCCATTTTAGAGTAAGTACTTTCACTAACACTGTTAACTTCTTCTTCTCGAAGCCTTCGTAGTACATTGTTCATTATGTTAAGATACGTCATACTAACATTCCCGGTTTTCTAGGAGGTTGTTGTGGTGTGGTAGTTTGTGAACTAATAAACTTGTTAATTTGTTGTAGAGCAGAAGGCTGTTGTTTTATAGGTCGTGCGTGTACTACCTGTTGTACTTGCCTTGGTGTTGCTTTTTCTTCAAAAGGTTTAAACTCAAATTTTTCTTGAGCGGCAGCAATTTGTTGTGCTGTAGGCTGTGAAGCCCCTAAACCAAAAAGTCCCAGTGTAGCTAACCCTAGCTGCTGCCCAAGCTGTCCAAAGCCAGACTCAAGTTGTCCACTAATCCCACCAAAGCCTGTCCCTAGTTGCTCTGTAAGTGTCTCAGAGAGTCCCTGAATGTTTTCACTAATGCCAGTACCAAGTCCACCAATTGAGTCT